CCCGGTTGATCGACCCACCGCCTGGTGTTAGCAAGGCCAGCGATTGGACTGACCCGCAGCCACCGGCACCCAAGGCTCCAGCACCAGTGCATCAGCGCGTCGAGCCTATACTAGAGACTAGCCCACCACCACCTGTGGCGGCAGGCTTCAACGGTAAAGCAGCACCACCAGCAGCACCACAACCTGAACTGTAGGGGAAACCATGAACTATTTTTTACTGATCCGCATGGCCGCAACCGTAGCCGCTAGCCTGCTGTTAGCATTCAACGTCCACGCTGGTGGCGAAATGAAGAAGGTCTGCCGGGAAGATCCGAAGACTAAGAAGGAAGTGTGCCGCGATGTGAAGGTGCATAAGAAACTGGAAGGCACCAAGGTTCCACCGAAATGAATCCTTATCTCATTGCCGCTGCCGTTGTCGCTGTCGCAGTGGCTGGCGCTGGTGGCTACGTCAAAGGCTCGGCAGCAGGTAAGGCCGAGGTACAGGCGCAGTGGGATCAGGAGAAGGCCAAGCTGGCAGAAGAGTATGCGAAGGCGCAGGCAGCTGCACGCGAGAAGGAGCAGCAGCTACAGGCCCAGGCTGACGAGTTAAGAAAGGAATCTTATGAACAGATCAAAGATATTAATGCTCGCTCTGACCGGCTCATTGACAGCCTGCGCAAGCGTCCCGAGCGCCCCGCCGCCACGGCAGGTGCCGTGTCCAATCCCTCCCAATCTTGCAGTGGAGCGAGTGGAGCGGAACTGGATCGGGCAAATGGAGAGTTTCTTGCAAGGTACGCCGCCGACGCAGCAAAGCTCCAATCAGCCCTCGACACCTGCATCCGTCAATACGAAGCAGTGAGGAACACCCCCCGCTGATACTGCGCCCCTCCTGCGCTAACCAAAGTACCAGCGGGTTTTCCCGGCTATCAGTCGGGATTTTTTTCCTTGTTCATCTCAGCGCCAAGCATTCGCAGCCGCTTCTGGTAAGCCTGCGAGTGCTGCAGCATGGCACCAGGCTCCATCTGTTTGAACATCGCCTGGTTCGCTTCCTTGAAATTTTTTAGCGCTGTCATCCGGTCACGCTCGCTTGCCTTGCCTGCTGACATGGTCTTGTCGGCCAGCTCTTCGTAGGCTGCAGACCAATCCAGCTGCGTTGCGTGGGTAGACTTGACCACCGGCTCGCCACCGTCCTTGCCTGGCACCATCAGCTGGAACTCACCTGCTGGCGCTGGCACTACAACAACGGCTTCCTCCAGATCCGGCACATACTCATCTACCGGCGGTGGTGGTGGTGCGATCCGATCCAGCGGGTTAGATGGCAGCGGCGTGATATTCTTGGCTGGCTGTGGCTTGGCCTCTGGCGGGAAGTCTTGCGCCTCTTCGACTGTGATCAAGCCCTTCAGCGCGTCAGGAAAGGCATCACGCAGCGCAAACCCTCGAGCTCGCATCTGCAGCATCCGCTTTGGGTACGCCGTCCACGGCCCCTGCTTGCTCCACAAGCCAGCTTTTTTAGCATCTTCGACGCTGAACTTGGCAACCACTGGCTTGCGACCTTTGCGCTTTGCAACGCAGACAGCTACTGGGTTTGGCGTGCCTTCGTTCTCAAAATACTCTTCGATGTCTTCGCAATGTGGGCTGGACTGCACCAACGCTATTGCTGCGTCACCGTACACGCTGGGCTTGCCATTGATTACTGCGATGTTTTGCAGTGCCTGCATGGGTGCCAAGCCGATCTCTGCGCCCCACTGCATGGCCACCAGTATATCCAGCGGCTTGCCAGTGTAGGCTTTTGGTACTAGGCTGGACGATGCCAGCTCTTCGGCAAACTGCCGGGCTTCGGTAAAGGTTGCAGGCGCGAAGCCCTGTCTAGTTGTAACGAGGTTGGTCATCAATGTCTCCTGGTAAGAATGCTTCAATGGTGTACAGCACAAGCGCGGTGAATGACTCGACGATCTCTTCGGCTTGATCCTCGGTACATTCAGGCAATGTATTCAGCAGCGCGACAACAGCTCTGGCGTGCGCCTCTTCGATCTTGGTCATAGTGCCTCTTTGATTGATAGGGTTGATTGTCTGATGCTGTATGCGTCCTTCGCAGGCACCACCTTCTCTGGTGTCGCCTTGTAGCTACGCATCGGCCAGCGAATCTCGAAGCGTCCGACAGTGCCTTTGGATGCCTGACCCAGCATAGCTTTGAGCTCTGTCTCTGCCTCGCTGCGCTTGCCTTCTGCCTCTTTGATGGCGGCATTGGCGGCTAGGATCTGGTCGGCCAGCTGTTCAGCGCGACCAGGCAGGTTGACCACCGCAGCCTCATCAGCTGCCGGGTACATACGGTCGGCATCTTTGCTGTTGGCTGGTGGGTAATAGTCAATCTCGCCGGTGGCTTTGTACTTCTCAATCTTGTTCTGAAACTCAAGCACCGCAGTCTTGATCGTTTCTAGTGTCTGCCTGTGCGGCTCGAACAAGAAGATGCGCAAGATCGTTCCCTGGTACAGCACGCAGACTGCGCCCCACTTGGCCTGCATAATGTCCATCTGTGCCTGCAACTGCACAGGCCCACGGTAAAGCGCTGGCATTTCCTCTGGCGACACTGCGGTTAGCTTGGCCTCAAGCACGCCATACCCGTCCAGCATGATCTCATCTTGGCCGACCACGATAATGCCTGCGTCCATGTCGGTGCGGATCTTCTGGCCACGGCCATGCGCCCAGCCGTCCAGGCTGCAGGCCAGCGGCAACGTCTTATGAAAGAAAGCCGAATCAAACTCGGTCGAGAGCTCAAGCAGCTCGAGGCGCTTGGCTGTTTCCAGCAGGATCAGGCGCTCGATGCGGTCGCCCCAGGACATCGCTTCGTTCTGTTTGTCTTCGCGTGGCAGGCCTTTGCTTGCGTTAATGCTGTACTGCAGTTCGTCGTTGGGTGTCTGGTAGCGAGACAGCCCGAGCAGCGCTGGCAGGCGGCTGGCGCTCATCATGTAATCCGGTGTTAGTTTGCCTGACATGTTTCCTCCGTTAGTTTATAGACCCGCACCACGCGAGCGTGAGCGGCTTTGTGAGCGGCTTCTGTGTAGCCGATTGCTGTGAATTTTTTACCCCGGAAAACGGCACCCAGGACTGATGGGTGCAGCTCCGCAGGCAGGTTGATGGCAGCTCGGACATCGTTGATGGACACCGAGCCTTGTTGCCTGCAGATCTCAGCTGCTATTTCCCGGCACTGAGCCAGGAAGTCGCTGTCGCGTTGCTCGAACAGTGCCAGCTGGGCATCGCGCAAGATCTGGCCGGTGATCATATGACACCCGCCACAAAGAACATGGCCATGACAACAAAGATCCCGAACAGGAAACCGTTAAAGAAATCGTCGTTCATACTGCACCCCGCTGAATAAGGTTAGAGACTTGGGCAGCGCCCCAGGTACGGCCACCGCGAGCGGTCTGCACGCCGCGAGCTGTAAGCGCTGCTGCGATTGAGCGCAGGCTGGTGATGCCTGCACGCTGCAGGTCGGCGATGATGGGCATCATGCGAGCTGCAAATGCGTCTGCGTTGGCGCGGCCAGCGGCTGCACCGGCTTCTGCTGCTGCCTGTGGTTTTGGGTTACCAAGTTTGACACCGCGAGCCTTGGCTGCCTGCAGTGCTGCCTTGGTACGGCGGCTGATTTCTTCGCGCTCATGCTGGGCGACAACAGCGCGGATACCGAACTCAAGCGTACCAGCGTGCGGCATGTCGGCTGCAACGATCTGCACGCCAGAGTCACGCAGGGTCAGCAGGAACGCTGCCTGGCGGCTCAGTCGGTCGATCTTGGCAATCAGCAGAGCAGCGCCTGTGGCTTTGCACATGGCGATGGCAGCGGCCAGCTGTGGCCGGTCATCGTGCTTGCCTGATTCGATCTCGGTGAATGAATGAATGATGCCGTCAGCGTAGGCTTTGACTGCTGCCTGCTGGGCTTCGAGGCCGAGGCCAGACTGACCTTGGCGCTCAGTGGAAACTCGAAAGTAAGCTACATATTTGGACATTTCAATCTCCCTGTATCTCGGTGAGGTTGCGGTCTTGAGTGACCGTAGACAGAGACTCTCATATATCTCGGCGATATGTCAACACCCCAAACCAAAATAATTTTAGGTGCTGTCAAATTGGCAAGCGTTGACGATGTTACGGTCTTGGAATTATATTCGGGCGATATACAAGGGGGAGTTATGAAACAGGGCAAGATGTTTTTAATGCGGATGCGGCCAGAGGTAAGGCAGCTGCTAGACCAAGCGGCTGCAGAACAGCGCCGCACCAGGGTGTCGATCCTGGAAGAGCTGATACTGGAAGCCTATGGCAAGCGCTACCAGACCACGCAGGATCGGCTGAACAAACTGTTGGGTGCGTAATGCGGTACTTGTCGGTGTGTTCGGGGATTGAGGCCGCGACGGTGGCGTGGCACCAGCTAGGTTGGGAGGCTGCAGGCTTTGCAGAGATTGAGCCTTTTCCTGCTGCTGTGCTGGCGCATCATTATCCAGCGGTCAAAAACCTTGGTGATATGACTAACTATAAGGAGTGGGATCTTGGAACAGTTGACCTTCTGGTCGGTGGAACCCCTTGCCAATCTTTTTCCGTCGCCGGACTTCGCAAAGGACTCGCAGACCCAAGGGGAAACCTTGCCCTTGTCTATTGCGGGATTCTTGACCACTTTAGACCCAAGTGGTGCGTATGGGAAAACGTGCCGGGTGTCCTCAGTTCAAACGGTGGGCGGGACTTTGGTTCCTTCCTCGGGGCGCTGGCAGAACTCGGGTATGGGTTCGCATACAGAGTGCTTGACGCTCAATACTTCGGAGTGGCCCAGCGCCGCCGTCGTGTGTTCGTTGTCGGATACCTTGGAGATTGGCGACCTGCCGCCGAGGTTCTTTTTGAGCCAGAAAGCCTGCGCCGGGATCCTGCGCCGAGCCGAGAAGCGCGGAAAGGCGTTGCCGGAACCCTTAAAGGTGGCTCTGGCAGCCGTGGCTACCCAGACCCCAGCGACGGAAACGGTGGGGGGTTGACCGTGGTGAGCCACGATCCTGCGCCGTGTTTGGAAACGACCAGCCACGACTACAGTCGCGCCGATGGTTTCACGATGATCGCGCAGCCTATCGCAGCCTATGCTTTACAGGGCGCTGGGCATACGTCGCAGAATAGCCAAGGCAGCGGTTGGAACGAGGAAGTTTCGTTTACGTTAAATCGGTTAGATGTGCATGGCGTGGCGCAGCCAATCGTTTACGACACGACCAACATAACATCGCCGCAGAACGGATCAAACCCGCAGCCGGGTGATCCATGTTTCACGCTTGCAAAGGGTCAGCACCCGCCGTTGTTGGCGCAGCCGATACCGTTTGGCGTGGCAGAGCAGCCGGATGTTGGGCATTGCCTACGCTCTGGTGCCAGCAAAGCAGACAAGCACGAAAGCACGACCTATGTTGCGCAGCCAACAGCTCCGACTTTGACCGCTACCAACGATCCGAGTCGTAGCCCACAGTCAACTGAAGTCACCAACCAAGTCGCTGCTGTACACGCTGTCAGCATGGCTGTGCGTCGCCTTACGCCCGTGGAGTGCGAGCGCCTACAAGGTTTTCCAGACGGCTACACCAACATCCCTTGGCGCAAGCAGCCAGAGTCACCTGACGGCCCGCGGTACAAGGCACTAGGTAACAGCATGGCGGTGCCTGTTATGGCATGGATTGGTCGCAGAATTCAGACATTTGCTGATTTGCAATGATTTTTGATTTGGAAACCGTACCGCAGGCAAGAGTTGCGCTGACGACATTGTGGGCTAAATTAAAGCCTGCGCTGGAAGCCGGAAAAGCCTGCCAGCTAGAGCTGCGACCCTTAAAGCGAACGCTGGATCAGAATGCTAAGTTTCACGCGATGATCGGCCAGATCGCAGAGCAAATGGGCGAAGCGGGGTCGAGCTGGACGGTGGAGGATTGGAAACGATTGTTGATTGACCAATGGGCATCGGACACGAATCGCCGGATTGGGTCGGTGGTGCCAAGTCTGGATGGGCAGCGCGTGGTGCAGTTGGGCCTGCAAAGTGCAAAATTCAGCGTGGCTGACGCGACCGAGTTTATTGAATGGCTGGACGCTTGGGCTGCGCAAAAAGGTATTGAGTTTTGACGGAGGTGACAATGCTTAGAGATGGAAAATTCATCAAAGAGGAACCTATCAAGATCGGGGCGCACTACACGCCGTGCTACCGACCCGGCTTTTTCAGCAAGGAAGAACAATTTATGCAGGCCGTGCTGCTGGGTATTGAGCAGCGCCGCGAGTCATTTTTATCGAAGGTTTTAGGGTTCATGCTTCGCGTATGAATACCGACGAAATCCTGAAGTCGGCCATCATGCTGCACAGCGACACCCGCGATGCGGTGCGCTGGGCAATTAAACGAGAACGCGCTGAGTGCGCCAAGCTATGCGAAGAAGCGAACCGCGCAGCGCAACCTGTTGAACTGGCCGATTTGATTCGGCAAAGGAATCTAGGATGACAAATTACAACTACGAAATGCAGCGGCAAACCCTGATTGATTATCTGCAACTGATGGTGTCACGGGCCGATTGGCATGGCGTGTCAGATGCCGCTAACGACCTGCGGGTGCTGGAAGCCGAGAACCGCGCCAGCGACCCAGAGATGGCGAAAGTTGTTGCGGCGGGGGTTTGGCGTGGGTGAAGTAATTAGCATTCCGAAGCGCAAGTATGTGCGCAGCGAAAAACTATTGCGGCTGGTGACTACCATCCCGTGCCAGCTCTGCGGGTCGTGGGATTTTGTTCAGGCGGCGCACACCAACTGGGGCGGCGGCAAGGGGCGGTCGATTAAGTCAGATGACAACCTGATCGCAGCATTATGCGCGTCGTGCCATTTCGACATCGATCAGGGCAGCAAATGGTCGCGCAAGGAACGGCAGCAAGCATGGTGGCTGGCGCACCGCAAGACCGTGGAACATTTAGTGGACGCAGGGTTATGGCCGGTTGACGTACCTGTGCCGAATGATACAGAATGGCAGCGACTTTTCTCTCTCCTCTGAGTGGGATCGCTGCTTTGGCCGGGGTTTGTTCCCCGGTCTTTTTTGGGCTGAATATGGACGAAGAAGCCGCACATTTTATTGCCACGCTATTACATAGCAGCACCGTGGCGCATTTTATGCACTTGTCCACCGATTCTTTTTCTCGGCACAAGGCGCTTGGCCGCTACTACGAGGACATCATTGAACTGGCCGACAGTTTCGCCGAGGCGTATCAGGGCCGGTACAACAAGATCAAAAAGTACCCCGACGATTACCATGCGGGTACTGATCCGGTGGAATATCTCAAAAATATGCAGAAATTTGTGGATGACGCAAGGGAACATTTGCCCCAAGACAGCG